TGTAACATGAAAATTAATGCTGGTTCAAATCCTGGGCTTGTTCCTGGACTACAAAGTAAACTAACAATCAAAACATCTTTGGTTAATGTGAGTGGTGATCTTCAAGTTGAAGAAGCTTTGTCATCTGGTTATATTTTCTCTAGAGGAAGAATAGATGCTGGTTTGGGTGTTGCTGCAGGACCATATGGTTTCAATTCTCTTCTTGGCGGTATCTCTATTGGTCTACCAACTCCAGCAATACCAGCCACGATCATGTGTTCAGGTCCAATAACTTCATATTCAAGTATGTCTGCACCACTCGGTACTTATGGAATATCATCATCGATACTAGGTTTCGATGTTATAAACACACTTTTGAGAAAAGTACATACGCATATTGCGAAAGGTGGTCCAACAAGCCCACCACTTCAACAAGAAACATACATTTAAGGATTATATTATGGCTGGAGTATACGCACTATTAGAATTTGACACCACAGATCCTATTGCCAACGGTGCGGTGGAAGAGTTGAGCCAATCGGTTCAAACGCAAATGAAAATGATGCCAAAGATGTTGCAACCTTGGCAAGAAACTGATTTGATTTCGGATGAACAAGAACAATATTTTGTTAATCCAATGGCCAACATTACCAATACGATTTGGTCTACAGCAAATTCTTGCGTTGCACAGTCTTTTAATTCACTTGCAACCGCAGGTTCTGGTGGTGCATCTAGTTATTGGGATGCATCCAATGGAAACATAATCATCACTTTTAGTAATCCTGGCGTTGCAAACGTTATGAATGTCGCTTTGATGATGGTGAAAGAACTTTCAACAAATGTGTCAAATAATTTTATGATACATACAAATCGAATATCAAATGTTATTCCATTGGATTTCGATATAACTTTACCACATTATGAAACTGCGATAGGTTATGGAAAGATGATAATGTATATTACCAATCAAACGGATAATATACAAAACAACTCACCAATGATTGGTAGTTTTTCCAGTCTTTTTTTAGCAAATACACTTAGTGGTTATGCAAATTCGTTTGTTTCTATTAATAATGTTTACTTGGGTTCAATTGTAAACAACGTTTCTTCACTAAGTTTGACGGATGCAAACCAATTTTCGAATGCAGCCAACCTAGTTTCCAGTACAATGGATACTTATAGACAAAAAGACACCAATTTCTTTCAAAACTCACAAATGATTGTTGATAGATACAATGATGTTAGTCAATTCAATAGGGTCGGTCAAACCGAACTGTTTTTAATTAACAATTACATCGGAACTCAGAATTTGAAGAATAATCTGGCAAATACCGGTAATACATCCTAAAATTTCGAAATTTTTCGTTCCGGCCCAAGAATTTTCTCCGACGAAACCAAAAGTCCAAAAAAGCGTTTTACTCCTAGACATAAATAAAAGATGGCACAAACACTAAACAAACTATATTCGGACATAGATTTCACCTTCACCAGAGTACCGGTGACTGGTGATGTTGCCGTTAGTTATGATTTTCAAGCTGTCACACGTTCCGTCAGAAATTTGTTACAAACAAATAACTACGATAGACCTTTTAATCCTGATTTGGGTTCAAGATTGAATGCATTATTGTTCGAACCAATGAATCCTTTGACGGAAAACAGTATACAAAACGAAATTGCTCTGATGCTTGAAGCCTATGAACCTAGAGTAATTTTGCAAAAGGTGAATGTGGAAGCAGATGATGCTAGGAATGCCTACAATGTGACAATAAGTTTCTTCTTACAAAATGCTACCACACCAACATCAATAACAATACTTTTAGAGAGAAACCGATAAATGGCTGGAGCAAATAGCAATATTCAGATAACGGATTTGGATTTTAATGACATTAAAACCAATCTGAAGAACTATCTAAAGTCACAAAACGCTTTAAAAGACTACAATTTTGAAGGTTCAGCACTCTCCGTACTATTAGACATACTTTCATACAATACGCAATACAATGCATATTATTTGAACATGGTTGCAAATGAGATGTTTTTAGACTCTGCAATTCAGAGAGAATCTGTTGTTTCGTTAGCAAAATTACTGAATTATACACCAAAATCCGCAATTGCACCTGAAGCCACTATCAATGTTCTTGTCAATCAGGTTACAGATGCATCACTAACATTACCAAAGAATACACAATTTTTATCTGAAAATATCGATGGTGTCAACTACAATTTTGTTACAACAGATGCATCAACCGTTGCCGTTTCTGGTCAACAAGCATTATTTTCAAATGTATCAATAAAACAAGGTATTGTTGAATCAATATCATATGAAGTCGATTCAACTACAAATCCAACTTATACATTCTCTATTCCAGATGAAAATGTTGACACCACAACACTTTTGGTATCGATACAACAATCTATTTCGAATACAACATCTGAAATCTATACAAAAGCATCAGATGTTTTGTTGTTAACAGGTGATTCAACAGTTTATTTCTTGCAAGAGAGTGTTAATGGATTGTATGAAATTAATTTTGGTGATGGTATACTTGGTAAACAACTTGTGGATGGTAACATTGTCAACCTAAGTTACTTGTCCACAAACGGTTCGGCTTCTGCTGGCGCAAATAGTTTCATCAATATGGACGCAATTGGAGGATTCTCCAATGTTGTGGTTACAGCTGTGCAAGCAACATCTTATGGGCAAGATAAAGAATCCGTAAGTTCGATAAAGTTTCAGGCACCAAAGTCTTTTTCTGCACAGAAACGCGCAGTGACTAAAGAAGATTACATCACCGCAATTCAACAAAACAACTTGGGTTATTCTTTTGATGCTGTCAACGTTTGGGGTGGGCAAGAAAATGATACGCCAATTTACGGACAAGTTTTCGTTTGTTTGAAACCAGCAGGTTCTTACAATCTAACACAACTACAGAAACAAAAACTGATACAAGACGTTATCCGACCAATTTCTGTTCTGACAGTTACACCAACAATTGTGGATCCAGACTACACATACTTGCAACTGACTGTAAATGTGTTGTATGACCCAAGTAAAACGAACTTGACTTCTTCACAAATTAAAACAAACGTAAAAAATGCGATTTCTAATTTGGCTGTAAGTCAGTTGAATACTTTCAATTCAACATTCAACATTACAAATTTCAATAATGCAGTCAACAATGTTAGCCCATCAATTATTACAAATGAAATAAGTCTACAAGTTCAGAAAAAATTCTTGCCAATTTTGACTGTTCCAACAACATATAATTTGTACTACGGGACACCGCTCAAAAAAGGCATGTTTCAAAGTGGTATTAGCACATCACCATCTCTACAATTCAGAGATCCAGACAATTTAACAACAATTATTAGTGGTGTGCAGGTTGAAGAGGTGCCATCATCAACTGGTGGTGTTGAATCAATTTCAATTATTAATCCAGGTTTTGGTTATCAGAGCGCACCAACAATCGAAATTCTTGGTGACGGAGTTGGTGCAACAGCTGTTAGTACAATTTCCGCCACAGGTACACTAAAATCAATCAATATAACCAAAAAAGGTTCGGGATACACAAGTGCAATTGTTAAGATCACACCAAAGTCTAATGATACCACAGGTCAATTAGGAGCTGCAATTGCAAATCTTGAAGGTCGTTATGGTACATTGAGATCATATTATAACAACAATGAGAATGTAAAAATCATATTGAATAATTCTGTGGGTACTGTTGATTATAACTTGGGTGTCATTAATCTTGAAAACTTTAATCCCTTTGGTGTACAGAATGACCTTGGTCAACTGACAGTTTCTGCAAACCCGACAACATCGATTATATCATCGACTTATAACAGGATCATCACAGTAGATCCATTTGATCCAAATTCGATTATTGTCAACGTAACAGCTAAGTAAAATGATTCCTGATTTTCAGAAGACTTCGTTACTAATACCATCACAGCTTCCCTCTTTCGTTAGGGAAAATCCAGACTATGACAAGTTTGTTACGTTCTTGCAGGCATACTATGAATGGATGGAAGAGAATGGTAATGTCACAGAGAGAAGTAAGAATATTCTCAACTATAAAGACATTGATAGAACGACAGAAGAATTTATAAAATATTTTACAGATGAGTTTCTTCAATATTTTCCGCAAGAAGTTTTAATTGACAAACGTACTGCTGTAAAATATGCTCGTCAACTATACTACACAAAAGGCACACCAGCATCTTATCAATTCTTATTCAGGATTTTATACGATTCTGATTTCGATATTTTCTATACAAAAGATGCGGTTCTAAAAGCTTCTGATGGTTCTTGGTACGTTGCAAGAAGTTTAAAGTTGGCAACGGGAAATAAAAATTTCTTAAAAGTTAATAACTATAGACTGTTTGGTGAAACAACAAAATCGATTGCAACAATTGAAAATGCAACATCAACAGGCAACAGAGTTGAAGTGTTTATTTCCGATATTACAAGATTGTTTCAGTCGGGTGAATTTGTTAAAGTAGTTGACACAAACAACCAAGATGTTTTGTTTGGTGGGCAACCACTCAGAGCAAAGATTGTTGGTCAAATAAATCAAATCAATATTGATCCAAACAGAAGAGGTTTGCTTTATCAAACTGGCGACCCAGTGGTAATTTATGGTGGATTGAACTCCGCCAATGGAATTGGTGCATCAGCAACAGTTGGACAAACAACATCAGGATCTATTCAACGTATAAATGTTGTTGATGGAAGTTATGGTTTCAGAACTGATCCAAATACAATCATCACACTAACAAATGCACCTGGTGCAACTGCTGTTGTTGGTTCTGTGGAACCAGATCCCACAAAAACTGCCAATGTTACTTTATTGTCTATAGAAGCTATCGGCCTTAAAAGATTTGTAACAATTGGTAACACAAATTATGGATTCACCAATGTGGCTTCAGCAAATGCGAACACCAGATTATCTGATGCATTTAGTTTCACTCAATTTGCAGCATATCCAATATCTTCTGTTATTGTTACAAATGGTGGTGGTGGAATCAGAACTATTCCAACAGTGCAAGCAACATCTGTGTATCAAAATGAATTAGGTGATTCAATTGATCTTGGTAATTTAGGTATACTCTCACCAATTCAAATTTTAAATGGTGGGCATGGTTATCAAGCAAATGATCGAATTGTTTTCTCTGGTGGATCTGGTGTTGGTGCTCGAGCAAATGTGGTGGCTGTTTCCAACACGGGTTCTATTACAGATGTTGAATACGTTTATGGTACTATAAGAGATTATCCACTTGGTGGTTTGGGTTATTCTGAATTATCTATACCAACAGTGACTGTGCAATCAGCCAATGTGCAAGCCGCAAATGCAAGTTTAGTTGTACCAGGAATACTTGGTAGAGGTGCAACATTCTCTGTCGTAACAAACAGAACTGGTTCGGTGACAACAATCAATATTAGTAATCCTGGTGAAGATTATGTTTCTGCACCTGGCGTTTCTTTAAAGGTTGAAGATATTTTAGTTTCTAATGTTTTACCATCACTAATAGAAAGTGGAGATGTTATTTTCCAAGGAGTTGATGCAAACACCTCAACATATTTGGCATACGTGGATTCTTTTTCTGTGTATCGTTTTAATGCTGATTCCGCACAAACAGTATATAATTTGCGTGTTTACAACTATAACTCAACACCAAATACTGCATTACCACTAAGAACAGAAAACAATGTCAACTTACAAATGGTTGGTGCAGCACTAGATTCAAATTATAATTCTAGTGGTATAAGAAGATATGGTGACGGTAACGCAAGAGCTAATGCATCTTTCTTGAATGGATTAGTTGTCAGTCAAGGGCAATACCTAAACTCAAGAGGTAAACCAAGTTCTTCGGACGTATTGCAAAGCAAAATATACAACAACTTCACTTATATAATCAGTGTCGAAAAAGAAATTGAAAAGTATAGAGAAATTCTACTGAACTTGTTGCACCCAACAGGAATGAATTTCTTAGGTCGTTATGTATTAAGATCAAATACCGACTTTCAACTCGACACCTACAGTGCAGTATTCCAAGGTTACCCATTAGACCACTTTACGGGTTATACTGGTACACATGCACACATTTATACCAGTTTCACAAATGGCAGTAACAACATAGTTTATTTTGATGACCTGGCTGGTGCAAATCTCGCCAACATCATATTTGCAAACACAGATACACTTGTTTTGAAGACAACAAATGGTCCAGATGTTTCATCAAGAGTTGTTTCTGTTAATAGTGCTGCGAATACAGTAACACTTGAAAGCAATGTTTGGTTGACATATGCGAATGTTGCATTCGTATCTGGCAATTCTGGTTCGAACGTCATAAATATTAGATCATTGACCAGTGCTTATAATATTATGAACAATGGTCAGTACAGCAACACAGACTATCCAATCAAAGATATCGTTTATGTTGGTGATACAATTTTGGTGGATAACAATACAAGTAAGGTTGTACAGAGTGTTGACTTTGAAAATGATCGAATTTATCTGACAGCCAATTTGACTTCGAATGTTGGTAACTCATACATGGCAGTTAACAGAACATTTATTGCAAACACTGCACTGAACTCAAGACAGATATTCATTTATGGTGCAGTTGGACAAGTTTATATACCAGAACTTACAACAGAAGATGGTTTTTCAATAACAACTGAGGATGGTAGAACACTTCTATTAGGATAAAAAATGTCAACAGTAAAAATTACAGACTTAGCATCAAAAACACTGGCAACAAACACTGCAAATACAATATTTGTTGGTGTGGATTTGCCAACTGGCGTAACAGGAAAGTATACAGCCAAAGACTTGGCCGATAATCTGTATTCAAACAATGTTCTGAATGTTGGTAACACAATTGCATTTGCTGATGGCACAACACAAAATACTTCTTTTACCGCAGCTGCATCATATGCAAATTCTGCGTTCTTAAAAGCCAATGCAGCCTTCTTGGTTGCAAACACACCAGATGCTATAGCAAACTCTGCTGCACTGTATGCCAACGGCGCATTCATACAATCAAATGCTGCATTCTTGGTTGCTAATACACCTACACATGTAGCAAACTCAGCAGCACTTTATGCAAACGGAGCTTTCGCAAAGGCAAATGCTGCTCTTGCGAATACATCAGGAACTTTTGCTGGTAGTTTGAATGTTACTAGTTTTTTAAGTGCCACGGGCAACGTGTCCGGCAATTACTTTATAGGTAACGGCAGTCAGTTGACTGATATCAGTACCAGTTTTGATCTTGAAATGCATGTCAGCAAAGACGGCAATGACAGCACTGGCACAGGAACC